CCTACAGCAGAATACCCACAGGAAATTTATAAAATAGATAGAAAATCAGCAGAAAATAGAGCAGTAGTTCAATTTGAATTAGCTGCTTCATTTGATCTGGCAAACATAAGGATTCCTTTGAGAGTCTGTACAAAAGAATTATTCCCCTCTATTGGTACGTTTATGCCATGAATGATTGGAAAGAAGCTGCTCTTAGCCATGCAAAGATCGAAGATCCTAAAGAATGTTGCGGTTTGTTGTTAAATATAAAAGGAAAGGAAACTTACTACCCTTGCCGTAATTTATCCATGACCAATCATCAGTGTTTCATCCTTGATCCCGAAGATTATGTTAGGGCAGATAACACAGGAGAGATAACAGCTATTATTCATAGTCACCCAATAACACCTCCAACTCCTAGTCAGGCAGACTTAGTTAGTTGCGAGAAATCAAATTTGCCTTGGCATATTGTCAATCCAAAGACAGAACAATGGAGTTATTGTGAACCTAAAGGATATAAAGCTCCTTTAATAGGAAGAGAATGGGTTTGGGGTGTTACTGATTGCTGGTCATTAGTAAGAGATTGGTATAAAGAAGAGAAAAATATTGAACTTAGAGACTGGGAAAGACCCACAACCCCAGAAGAATTTATTAAAGATCCTATGTTTGAAAGATGTGCGGAAGCTACAGGTTTTAGAGAACTAGAGCCAAATGAGAAACTTGAAAATGGTGACCTATTATTTATGTCTATACTCGATGCTGGTTTAAATCATGTAGCTATTTTTATAGATGGAGATGTCTTGCATCATTTTTCTAGTAGACTTAGTTGTAAAGAACCATACTCACCTTGGTTACTAAAATGTACAGGCAAGAGGTTGCGTTATGTTGCGTAAATTAAAGCTATATGGAGAGTTGGCTAAGTTTATTGGTCACAAAGAATTTGAAATTAAAGTGCATAATTTACCTCAAGCCATCAGTTTCTTGAGAAATAATTTTCCAGAAGTTGAAGCTTATATGAACCCTAAATATTATCAGGTGAAAATTGGTGATTATGAGATTAATAAAGATGAATTAAATTTTCCGATAGGACAGCAAGATATTCACATAATACCTGTTATCAGTGGTGCTGGTGGAGATACTTTTAATACTATTTTGTTCGGAGGATTATTAATTGGTGCATCATTCTTTTTCCCAGGTGCAGGATTATTTGCAGGAGGTTCGGCAGCAGCACAAGCAGCAGCAGCAGCTTCTCCAGGCTTGGCTCTTGTAGGACAAGGTATAAGTGCTATTGGTGCTGGATTAATACTTCAAGGTGTCGGTAATATACTTTATCCAACTCAAGATCCTTCATTTGAAGATAATCCACAAATATCGTTCAATTTTTCTGGAACGCAAAACACAGCAAGGGCTGGTACTCCAGTTCCTATAGTTTATGGTGAAATATTTACAGGTTCAGTTGTTATAAGTGGTGATATAGATACAGAAGCGGTACAGGTATGATTGAAGATAATAAGTTTATTGCTGGATCTGGCGGTGGCGGCAAAGGCGGTGGTGGTGAGCCACCAACTATTGCTGAAGACAATTTACATAGTAAACAGTTTGCGACTTTACTTGATCTTATTTCTGAGGGTGAAATAGAAGGTTTTTCTAGCCCATCAAAAGAAGGTCGGACTAAAGGCACTACTGCCTATCTCAATGCTGCAAAAAAAGATATTTTCTTAGACGATACTCCTATTTTATCTTCTACGGCTGATTCAGCTAACCCACAGGATGTTGATTTTAACCACCAAAATGTAGATCTTGATATTCGTTTTGGAACGAATCCTCAGACTAAGATGTCAAAGGTTTCGGGAAGTGCTTCTCTTTTTAACGTAGGAGTAAAAGTTGAAAATGGTAGTCCAATAACAAGACAACTTACTAATAATTCTGACTTAGATGCTGTAAAGGTTACTGTTACTGTTCCTATTTTGCAGATTATTACAGATGATGGAGACATAGTTGGTAATCAAGTTAGTTTTGATATTCAACTTCAATACAATGGCGGTGGTTTTACCACAGTTCATTCTGACACTATTAGAGGTAGAACAGCAGATGCTTATAATAGAGAATATAGAATTGAACTAACTGGTGCTCATCCTGTAGATGTCCGTCTAGTAAAAACAACAGCTAATAGCACAGATAGAGATTTTCGAGATTTAGTTTGGCAATCTTATTCAGAATTAGAGGATGATACAAATACATATCCTGATAGTGCCTTTACAAGATTACGTTTAGATTCAGAATTTTTTAGCAGGATTCCTCGCAGAAAATTTAAAGTTAGAGGAGTAAAAGTAAGAATCCCAGGTGCAGGAGCTAACTCATCTGGCACTCCAACTGTAGACTTACAAACAGGAAGAATACAATACCCCACTGGTTATATTTTTAATGGTGTAATGGGTGCTGCTCAATGGACAACGTGCCCTGCAATGATACTTCTTGACTTACTTACCAACACTAGATATGGATTAGGTAATCATATTATTGATAGTAATTTAGATTTATTTTCATTCGTAACTGCCAGTAAGTTTTCTAATACTCTCGTTGATGACGGATTTGGTGGACAGGAAGCTAGATTTGCTTGCAATATAAATATTCAGACAAGTGTAGAAGCATTTGATGTCATAAGAACTTTATCAGGAATAATGAGATGTATTCCAATTTGGTCTGAAGGAGCGTTACTTCTTACTCAAGACAGTCCAAAAGATCCAAGTTATTTGTTTACTATGGCTAATGTTGGGCCAGAAGGTTTTAGTTATACAGGAAGTAGTCTGAAAACTAGAAGTACAGTAGTTGCAGTTTCCTATTTCAATATGGAAACAAGGGATTTAGACTACGAGGAAGTTGAAGCGGAAGCATCCTACAGAAGTAAATATGGACTGCACGTTAAAAGAGTAAAAGCACTAGGGTGTACAAGTAGAGGCCAAGCTAGAAGATTTGCAAAAGCAATATTATTTGCAGAACAAAGGGAAACAGAAGCAGTAAACTTTTCTGTGTCAATGGAATCTGGAATAGTTGTTAGACCTGGAACGATTGTTAGCATTGCTGATCCAGCAAGATCAGGTGTAAGAAGAGGAGGAAGAATCAGTAGTGCCACAACAACTCAGATAACTGTAGATGATTCAGATGCAACTGATTTATCTGCTGAGAATAACCCTAAATTAAGCGTAATAATGCCAAATGGAACAGTTGAAACTAAAAATGTAACGGCAATATCGGGAAAAGTAATTAATATTGACTCCTCTAGTCCATTTAGCACTACTCCAAACGCTAATAGTGTTTGGTTACTCGAAAATGATACTGTTTCTGCTCAATCATTCAGAGTGATGTCTGTTGAAGAGGCAGATGGTGTTAATTACGGGATTTCTGCTTTAGCCTACGTAAATGAGAAATACGCATTTATTGAAGATGGAGAAACAATAACACCACAGCAAATATCAGTTTTAAATCTTCTCAAGCCTCCTCCTACTGGATTATCAGCAGATGAAGTGATTGTTTTAATTAATAATCAGCCTGTATCGAAATTAATTCTCAGATGGCAGCCTGTAGCTGGTGTTTCCAATTATATGGTGAACTATAGATTTGATGATAATAATATCGTTTCTGCTACAACAAGTAGTCCTGATTTTGAAATATTTAACACAAAAGTAGGAGCTTATGAAGTATCTGTTCGCAGTTTAAATGCTGCATTAGAACCTAGTGCCACGGCTGCAACTGACACTTTTAACACTATCGGTAAAACTGCTGTTCCTGCTGATGTTACTGGATTGACAGGAGAACCAATAAATAAAACAACTGTAAGATTACGCTGGAATTTAGCAACAGATTTAGACGTAACTCATGGTGGTCGTGTTTATGTACGACATTCTACAAAAACTGATGGAACGGGAACATTTTCAAATGCTACAGATTTGGTGGAAGCATTGGCTGGTAACACGACTATCGCTGATGTTCCATTACTTGAAGGAGAGTACATTCTTAAA